ATGGGGCGTAGTTGCAGGAGTAGCCTAGTGAAATTTGGTACTTGGTTTTGTTTTTAATCTTTTGTTTGAGGGTGGGATCAGTCACGATCAGGTCTGTGATGATGTTTTTATCGTCGTGTCTGACGTTGCGACCGTGGCCCTTTGAATAGATCGAGGTGTTTTCAATCGTGACCTCTTGAGATGGGTGATCATCTGTAATTGGTTTGCTTTCAACACTGCGAAGGGTTTCTTCTGCAAAGACATCCTCAGGATCGCGATAAACCGGGATGCTATCGTTCCACCGATCAGTAAGCCCTAATTCAGAACCAAGGTAATATTGCACCCCTGTACGAGCCACAGGGACGTTATGACAAATTAAATAACCTTCAGAAGTTTCCCCGATATTCTTGGATAATTCCGCATCCAGAAGGATCGGCATATCATGGGTAATTCTGGAAAAGGCTTCTAGCATTTGTTAAAATGGTCCTTAAATGAGGAGTTGTTATGAATAATAAAATTGATAAACCTTTTGCTGGGATGAACGATTGGGATATTCTTCAAGCTTCATTTGAGTACCAGCAAGAACCAATAGCTGCCTATAAAAAATTTGATCACGAGATTATGTCCAGTTTTTCATTAGCCTCTTTTAGGGATGAAAAAAGGGCTGAGGCCGAAGCTAATATCAGATCATGTTTAGCCGATATGTTAGAAACAAACAAAAAAACCCCCAGAACCATCTTAAAAAAAGCTGTAGAAAAATTAACTCGATATCCTGGCAGAACACCTAGATGGATTTGGGATAGTATACGCACTTCAGAATATCCCACTTTTTCTTATGACTTGTGGATCTATATTTCTAAAAAATTCATAAAAGGTGAGCCTATTATTGAACTGCCTCAAATTGAGCTTTGCTCATCTGAACCAACCGCCCATTCTTAACCATCTTCTTCGGCCATTGCTCATAATTGGCATTGATAATCGGAGAGGCAAAACACCGGCAATTAAAAACTTCCCCTGGTCCGTAATAACCTATAGTCGGCTCACCCTTTAATTGCTCAGGGCTAGGAGGGGAGTTGTAAGCACAAACCACACCTTGCATATGCTTGTGTGAGGATCTAACTCTCTGATCCTGTGCCGTTTGCCAAGTGTAAAACTGTACGCCTACTTGCTGGGAACGAACCTGGGTAATGGCTGCATTGGTTTTTGCCACCTCAGTTCTTGCGATTAACCGGGCGCGGGTTTCGCTAACGTGTGGGGCAAACTTGCGTACATCTTCCAGAATCTGCTCAGCACGAAGCCCACGTACAGCCTGAGTGCTGACGTGTTCTGTGATGTGTTTGGCAACATCATCCGGCATATTAGAAATGTATTGGGCGTTACGATGGACGATGTTCCTGAAAGGTTCACTCTTGTCCAATTCCTGTTTAAGAAGCCTGAATATCTCAGCACTGCGTTTACCACCTGCTTGGGCGGCTGCTTCTCTCCAGGTCTTTGCGTTATGAACGGAAACCGATTTCACCATTTTTAGCGCTTCGGCTTTGGCAATGGCGCGCCATTCTGGGGTTTCCGTTAATGCTGATATAGCCGATGTGATCTCGGCTACTGTGTTGTAAGTGTTTGCAATGCGTTTAACGGTTTTAGTAAGGCGGTTTATGCCTTCATACAGCCTTCGCTCTGTGGAAGTTCGGACATCCCAGTCTTTACGTTTCAAAACTTATTCCACATTGGCAAAGTTAAAGGGCTTTTTGGATTCGTTTTATATACTGGACAGTTAAGAGCCTGGAAGAATGAAGATACATCTTTGGCAAATTTAGCCCAGGGCCTCATAACTCCACCACATAGTGTTTCACCGGTTAAATCCACTTGATACAGAATAATTTCCTTGGCTCCCATAATCAGCGCTAGATTCCCTGCCGCTGTGGCAGTAGTCCACATATGCTGAAGTTCTCCGTGCCAAACCATTGGTATTTTATATTTGTTTCTGGGTTGCCCATGAACTCCCAGTGTCCCGCGTGGCCTTCTAAACCAAGCATTTGGCGATGGCACCCCAGGGGGTAATCTGAAGTCAGAGTTCATAAAGGTAGTCATCCCACTTAATAAGGGAATGACATCCGGCATCCGCTCTTTAATCCGGTGGGTATCACAGGTAATCCAGTATTTGCATTTTCTTTGAAGCGGGAAGTTATTAACCCCGATCCAGATCGCATCTTCTGGCATTTCTACATTAGGGACAACTGGAGAAGTGCCACCGATTACAATTGTTTTACCCTTGTGCCGGTTGGTTATTTCCAAGCTTCTTTCACCCAAGGCTCATTGACTTCACCGGGTTTTGGAGTGCCGTGGAAGTTCACGATCTTAAAATCACTGTATGGCCTTGGCGCTTTCTTTTGGTGTGGGTGATTGCCTAATACATCAAAGCGGTAGGACGCTATGCCGTGACTTTCAGGATACAGCTTTTCCCATAAATCAAACTTGCCACCAAGCGCCCAGCTGGTGAAAACCTGATCTCCGTGGCGATGAAACACTGTTTCAACCTCTTCGCGTCTGGCTAAATATTTATCCCAGACGTGGCGGTGTATACCTGATTTTAGCGAGACAACAGCAGTTCCAAGAGAACAATCAATAGGACCAAACTCGGGATGCTTTTTACCGTTGCCAAAAATGCCCTGCCCAAAATGGATATGATCCTCATCGCCACAATAATCACCTTTATAAGCTGAAAGAAGCCCGGTAATATCATTAACAATCACTACATCCAGGTCTAAATAAATCAGACGGCCTTGCGGCATCAAGGGGGAGAACATATAAAGCTTGTTCCACCACCCGGGTAAATCGTGTGTGGGCTGTATTACCTTGATATTAGGTAATAGCCCGTCTTCTTTATCTGTTATGCAATAGAAGGTAAAAGGCAGCTTAAAATGCTTGCAAACCATTCTATAGATTGCATTCGGATAGTCTGCACTGTATCGGGGACCAATGCAGACAGTTAAAAAGTTATACAGTTACCAGTCCTCGTCGTCTTCAAAGTCTTCGTCGTCCATAAGATCAAGCAAAGGCTTCATTGCTTTGGTCATACGTTTTAAACCGATTTCCGTAAACTCGACATCGGGGAACATCTTTTGAACGTATTCCCTATGTTTCTCCGTAATCTTCATCGCTTCTGGCGACTTCGTTTTCTTCACGCGCCACATCCAATTCATCCACTGGTTCATCTGGTGCGCTTGCAATTAATTCGTCTGTAATATTTGTAAATAAACCGTAGCCTTGAGCCATTTGTTTAAGCTCTTGCAGCGCAACCTGATCCGAAATAATACCACGATCATGCGCATTAAAGACTGCATCTGAACGCCAGCGAACGGATTCGGCTGTATCCTTCTCAGATGGTGTCTCTACAGGGTTGAATACAACTTCAATATCCTCTGGCAATTGGCCCAGCGTGGACATACACAGTACTGGAAGCAATTTTTCAAGTGCAGGGCGTAAATGCGCTTCTTGTTCGCCTTCAATTACGTCGTAGTAATTACGTAGGTCACTTTCACCCGTTGCATTCATCCCTGCTGGAGACCGGCCAAAAAGCTTGGTTACCGGGATTTGCGAAGCCCCTGAGACATCCAGCATAAAGCTTTCGTAGACATCATTCAGGCCGGTAAAGTTCTGGAGGGTGAACTGCTGAAAAGTGTCTTCTTTGGACATCAGTAGCATTCCAAAATTGGACTGTAGCCAATTCTGAGCCTGCATAACTTGGTAGAAGTCTTTCTGAGCGCCTACGTTGGTTCCGGTTAAAAGCTCGCCCATATCCTCTATGCCAAGGACTTTTAAGTTAGCTTGAAAGATCAGGTTTGCAATGTTGGCGCTGGTATTATCCCGCTTGCGGAGTTCTTCATAGCAGCTTTCAATAATAGAAGCGCCCCAGTAGGTTTCCGCTTGTTTCTCCCACTCAGGCAGGTCATCGCCAATAAACCGGATAATCCGGCTGTGGTGAACAAGATAGTTCTGGGCTTTAGGGTCGTTATCAGTAAAGCGGTAATACTCAGGCAGTCCAAATTCGGGAGAGCTAATATCTGTAATTAATTGAAGATCAGGGTATACGCCGGACCAACGATCAACAATCAGTAGTCCTTTGAAATCACCCGGCATAATGGCTTCAATGTCCAAAGGCCGTGCGAGATCCTCAGGTGATTCCTGGCCCTCAATCATCATCAAGCCAGCAGCGCCGCCATACAGACGCCCCCAATTCAAACCCTGAAGCAAGCCAGCTTTTAAGCGCGTGAGACGTTCTGCTTTCGCTAATAAATCAGTCTTTTCAGGCGGAAGATCAGACTCATACTTCCACCCATTCCGCAGCATATCCTTGGGAATAAGGTCTATAATCCGTCGAGCCAGCCAGCTATTGCGATAGAGGCTGTTCATCAGGTTATAGTTTTGAGTTAATCGGGTGATTGGGTAACGAGTTGCTTCCAGCATTGACGGCGTACCATAGCCGGTCCGCGCCATCGCGTTTTGGAAGCTATCTTGAACCATAGCCCCTTGGATTGCTTTTAGGAATGCCTGGTTGTCGTTTGATTTCTTACGGGGTCTGGGCATTTGCCGTTACGTCAAACTTTAAAAACAAGGGTTCCATTGGTTCTTTCAAACTGATTTGATTCTCATAAATAGTGGTTAGGCTGGTAATGGTTTTCTTGAGTGCTTCCAGGGTTTCAAATTTGATCACTTGTGCTGTATCTGCGGGGGCTCCTTCATCGGGAGCGTCTTCATATCCATTGGGAAAATCGGGATCATGCAATGCTGAAGGTTCTGGATTTGTGTCCTCTTCTGCCTCGTCTAGCTCATTAGATGTGCCTTTGTCACAGCAATCTGAGTTACATTTTTCAGCGCTATACCTTGATTCAGGTTCAAGATCAACTTCAGGGTACTCTAAGGCCAGAATAAGCCTGGCTTCGTGCCTTGTGATGATTCCAAGATAGACCAGTTTTAATAATTCTTCTGCACTGTTAATCATCAATACAACTCCTCAATATCAATAAAAGGCAGCTCCCAATCGTCTCTAACTGCCGGGTTCGTTTGGTATATTTCCGCGTGTTCTGCGCAACGGTAAACGTATTGCTTTAATTCCTGGTGTGCCTTGAGCGTTAAGCGAGACTGGCAACCAGTGCCGTCGTTATGCTCAAACTTGGTATCTGTTTCAATATGGTCTATACCCACTAGGTAAATACGTTTAAAGCCTTGCAGGATTGCCCAATTTAAAGCGATCGAAACAGTAAAATACTTGTGACTAAAACAGGGTTGTCCGTTCTCGTTAACCCATTCCAGCAAAGGAGAATCAGCTTTTTTCGGGACATACTTGATAACCCGGTCCTCGGTTTCCTTAAACCACTTTGGACAAAACACCAGGGGATTGCCAATAAACCCTCCATACCACTCATCGAAAAAGAAAAGAAAATCAGGCTCAAACAATCGTCCAAACTGATTGAACCCGATCGTTTTGTATTTCGAAGCTAAAAAGGGAATGTCCAGTGTGTTAAGAAAAGGAGAACGACCGAAGATGATTAAATCTGATTTCATTTAGAACTGTATAACGATCTCGCTCAGCACAGCAGGCTCTTTAAAGTGAACGCTACAGCTAGGAGTGTTACCTGGAGTTAATTCCCAGGAAATAAACTCAGTGTGGTTAAACAGCTTGTTGATGACCTGGGAGCAAGTGTTTTTCAAGCAATCCGTTGTATCTTTAGTTGCTTTTAAACCAGCGTAAGGAAGCAAAGCAGTATAAAATTGAGTGTATGTGTACCACTCATCAAAGCTGTTAAACTCCATATTCCCTCAGCTTCTTAACTATCGTCTTGCAGAAATAACGTAGGGCATCCGGGCCGTGGTCATCCTTTTTAACCGGCTTCTCATTGCCCTTTTCCGTTGGGTTTGTGTCCCAAACATAAGACTGGATCTCGCGAATTAGATTCTTGCATCGCTTATGGATCTTGAGTTGGCCTGTAGAGAACATAGAGCCAACCAAGCGGATACCGTCTAAAACCTCGTTATCTGCATCCTTGATCCGATGCCCACGCTTGCGCAACTCGGCTCTGAAGCTGGCTGCGCTAGGGTCTAGAATGATCCGGTCTATTCTTCTTCCAGCGATGAAATCGTGTAATTCATCCGCATACTGGCTATCAGTCTTTTGTATGCCAGTAGAGCGGCCTGAGTGATACCACTCATTGATTACGTAAACCTCTCTGCCAGTGTCCAGAATGTCTAAAAAGACTGTAGCGTTCTGAGTGCCGTAATCAATGGCGATATAACGAGAGGCTTTATCAAAATGACCTGGGAGGAGAAAGTCATCATCAACCAGGCACTCATCCGTGAACATGTCATAGATTGCACCTTCGCCCATGACCCACTGACCAAGGATGAATCGCTTATAAAATAGCCCTGAATAAGCCTTGGTTATAAACTGCTTGTATTCATCATCCAGGTTTGGGTTGTCATCCAGCATAAAGTGAATAACATCTACCATGCCCGATTCCAGCTTTTCTGGATCAATGATGTATTCGGTATAAATGTAGTGAGAGGGGGTGTCTGGGTTGGTCGTTCCGTAAAGCTTTGAACCCTTCACAGAGAGCCGGTTTAAAAGCTGCTTAAAGAACTTTTCAGGCAGAAGTGTTAATTCATCCGAGTAAGCGCCTGCTAGTGTCTTACCCCGAAGATACTTCTCTGCCCCTTCATCCTTTGCCCCGATAACCTTAATGTCTCGGCCATACATCCTGAGTTCGCCGTTTTGCCGGTTGTATTTATAGCTCTTGGTTCCGACAGTATCAAACAAGTCTCTCAAAACGTTGTCGTATATCGTATCCTTGGAAACCCCGGTCATAACTAAAAGTCCCGGCGGTCCCTCTTTGATATACCTGATCCACTTTGGAATCATTGTGACTGTTTTGGAGCTTCTGACCGATCCTTCTAAAATATTGATCCGAGCGTCTTTGTTGATTGGTCGATAGATGAAATCCAGGCTCTTTTGCCCGAATGGCTGCCACTCGATCATTGACCACGCTTCAGGATTTCCATTAACTGATCAATTGAGCCTTGGGCTTCTTTGCCATCCCCTGCTTTTCCATCTTTCAGCATACCCAGATGCTTTGCCAGTAGCTCCAGTGCGTCCAGCTTGGTTGATGGGCTAACTGCCTTGAGCATTTTCTTGCGTTTTAAAATTAGCTCTTCCCCGCCACCATCCTCTTTAATGGTTTCGTCAAGGCCAACCTCGCCGACGAGGTAAGCCTGTTCAGGCGTGAGTTCTTTTGAGTTTTTAAAGTAGATTCCGCCGTCATCCCAGCTCATCAAGTCCGTGATTTTGGCATCTGCAAGCAAAGCGACGCGCTTAAGCACCCAATCTTGATCTATTTTGATTCGTTCTGACCTATTTCGCGTTGCAGACTGAATAGCAGATTGAATGTCAGGTTTTGTCAAGTTTTCTTGACCGATTTGTCTAGCCGTGTTTTCGCTGTATCCCGCTCTGATTGCGGCTTGTGTAGCGTTTAAGTCGACCAGGTATTCTTCAACGAATCTTGCCTGTTTTGGCGTTAAACTCATACTAATTCTTCAAAAGTTAAAGTTATGGATATCATTGGCTTTGGTGTTGTTTGTCCACCGTGCCAGTATCACTTTTTACTCTCTGTCCTTTGTACCAGCGTTTGGCGTTGCAAAGTGCTGTCTGATAAATAATTTGGGAGCTGGCATCACGGGCGATCTTTTGGCTGTATTCAGACATTAACTGAGCCTCTGGTTTAGCCTCACCCGCTTTAATGCGTCGGAACCAATAAGGGAAATCAGCTTTTTTAATGTCTGTCATATCGGTGAAATTACCGTTTTGGTATTCACCCCGCCAATACATTAGTTCTTCTTCGCAGTGTTTGCATTTAGGTACGTGATAAAGATACTGAAACTCATAGGCTGGTTTTGATGAGGCAAGGCGGAATACCTTAGCACGCGTTTCAATCCCGCCGTGACGTACTTTCGCCATGCAGTAGCTTACTCCTCTCGGTCTAGCTTCTCTCCTCTGATGAGGCGGAACCTGGTCTTATCCCTAGCACTAGCCGTTATCAGTTTTAGTTACTTACTCTTAAATCTTCAATATCAGGTATAGCAGAACGATTGGCGTTTGCAATAGTTTATTTTTGCCAAAGACTAACTTTATGATGAGCAGGTGTGAACTTGGGTAGTTTTCTTTTTGCTTCTTTATCAACTAGAATTTGTACGCTAATAGGCTGTTTGCATTTCCCATTGTTCCAGCTCCAGCCCATTGCTTTAAACACAGGGCAGTCAAAACAAGCTTTATCTGTTTTATGACAGTAAAGTGCGTCTTCACTCCATTTGGTTGGCTTAAAGAATACGGGGTTTTCTTTTAAGTCTACTGGTGTCCAGTTCATTTAGTTTCCTTCTCTACTTTTAGGAGTGCTTTTGTCATCTTGTCTGCGCTGTTGAATCTTCTAAATATGCGCCACATCAGGAGGAGGCAAGTAGGTATTTCTTTGTGTTCCTCATAATCTATTTGGGCTTTATCTGGATAATATGGGGAAGTGTGCCAAGTTGCTCTCCACTCTACTTTTATGAGAAATACCCCTCCGCAATGAACACATTTGTGAGGCGATTTAGACCACATATTAGGATGATGACCATTGTTATCATTTTCCCCTAAGCAGTAGGGGCAAACAGGGGCATTGCAAGAGCCTCGGTCGTGAGTCTTTTCGGTCCAGTTCAATTTTTTAACTCCTCTATCTTTTGTTTTGTAGCATCATAAATTCACAATTGCCACAATATTCTGGCTCTGGCTCAATGTCTGGGTTCCATAACTTATAGCCTAGATCACAACCATCACATGCAGCCTTCTCGTAGTCATTCATTATCAACTACCTCTTTAATGACTTTTAGTAAGGCTTCTGGGTTCTGGAAGGCCCATTCAATAGATGTAGGGCGATCAAAGACATCACTTTCAAGGTCCATATTGCGGCCTAGATCGTCTTTTAAACTATTGAACTTCTCCAACACCATAGCCATTTGATCTATATCCTTAAGAGGATTCCACAGATAAACCCATATCTTTTTACCTAGCTTGCCAACGTAATACCTCCACTCTTCTCCGTCTTCCGCTACCTCTTTCTGGATGCCAACAAATTGTGCAGCCCACTCTATTAATGTATATGTATTAGTCATTTAGTTTCCTTTCTGGGTATCTGGGAGAGGGCATCGGTAAAAGGTTTGCAGTATGAACAAGCGGAACTGATATCGTGTGAACAATATTCACTATTAGCCATAGATTTTGCTCGCTGGATAAGACTCTCTAGTCCCTGTATATAGGCACAGAGTTTTAGCACTTCAAGCCAATCCATAAGGTGTTGGTCTTCTGCAAGTTTTTTTAGCTGCTCTACTTCTGGTCTTTTAGTGTTCATTGGATAGCTCTCCGTAAGGCTACCAACCTTAGGAATATTGCTATTGCCAAGTCAAATTCCATATATGCCTGTTTACCTAGGCTTAGGTTAATTCCTGCAATGATGATAAATACCCAAGAGAAAAAACGTTCTGCCATTACTTAATAACCTCTTCTTTTAACCAGTTAAGGGCTTGTTTCAAGGTTCCACCGTCTGGTTTCCGCTTAGCATAAGTTTGTATTACCTTTCTATCGCCACACTTTTTACATTCCCAGCCAGTAACTGGAGCGTAATCTCCCCAGCATTCTACGGGTCTATGGTTGTGAAATATAAAGAAGCATTTAGTCATTAGGACCTCCAGAGCAATCGCATGCATCGCATTTGTCGCATTGGCAATTCCCGCAAAAATCACAAATAAACTCACTCATCCAATACTCCTTTCAATATATCTTTGTAGGGGGATTTCAAGAAGGTTGCTACTGCCTCATCAAAATCCTCATCCGCCTTGCTGAACGCATCAAGATCATCGTCGTTTAGAGATGCTGGTAGTTTTCCGCGCTCCACCGCCGCCCGTACTACTGGTAACATTGCCGAATGTGCGCCGTTAAGAATACCGTTTTCAGCTTCCAGTTCCTTTATCTGTTTATTAGCTTCTTGGAGCTGGGTTTTTAGGTGTTCATTTTCCAAGCTGGTTTTAACGGCATCCTCAAGGGTTTCTCGCTCAGCTTGTCCGTCTCTGA